CTATTTGGCAGCATGTTGCATCTGTGTTGCATCGGCCTTGTTTGCACCAATTAGCGCCGGCTGTACCGCAAGTCCCGTCGGCCCTCCCATCACACCAATTTCGAGCTGCGCCATCACAGCCGCGTCATCTTCGATGGCGGCGAACAGATGCCCGTAGGTATCGAATGTCACCTGGATAGACGAATGCCCCATCCAAGTTTGGACGCGCTTTGGAGCGACGCGCTGCTCGATCCACAAGGACGCAGCGGCATGGCGGAAGCTGTGCAGCGTGTAGCGACCTTCCCGCGCGATCGCGCCATCCTTTCCGACTACCGCCTCGCCATCCTTCATCCGTGGCGTGGTCACGCCGGCCGCAATCTGGATAGGCTCTTGGAAGCCGACGACAATGTTAGGATGGAAAATCGGCGTTCCCTCCCGAGACGGGAAGACCAGCCCCAGATCGGAAGCCGGACAAAGCGCCTTCCAATTCGTCAGCGCGGCAACGACCGTATTCGGCACGGGTATCGTGCGCCAGCCGGCCGCGGTTTTTGGTGGCCCGATGATGTTCTGAAAATCGGCGCGCTGGTCAACGGTGATAAGGCCGCGACTGAGATCGACATTGCGCCACGGCAAGGCCCTAACCTCGGAGGCGCGCAGGCCGGCGAACAGGAGCACCAGCAGCAACGCATAATCCATCGGACGGGCATTGCGTGCAGCCTCGATCATCAGCCGCATGTCTGCCTTGGTAGGCGGCAGCACTTTGGCCTGCTCGCGACGTGCCCGACGCATGGTGACACCGCGGCACGGGTTCTTCGCGGTGAAACCGGTTCGCTCCGCTTCGCTGACGATCGCCGTGAGAGACCGCAGGACGCGTGCCACCATTGGCCTAGAGCGCCCCTGCTCCAGCAGGCCGTCGCGGTAGGCCTCAACCATGGGCTTGGTCAGCTGATTGAGCCGTTTGGCACCCAAGTACGGATTGATGTGCAGCCGGACGTGCTGCCCGTAGGCGGCTATCGTGGATCGCTCCAGGTCCTCGCGCTCGGCACGAGCCAGCCACAGCTTCGCAGCTTCGGCGATGGTGATGCTCTGGCTGTCGGCGGTGTGCGTGCCGTGGCGCACCTCATGGCCAGCAGTCAGCTCGAATTCGTCAGCCTCTTTCTTGCGAGCAAATTGCTTCGCACGCCGCTTCCCATGGCTGTCCCGATAGTCGACCTGCCACGCAAATTTCGCCTTCCCGGCCGGCGTCACCCACTCTCGTTTTCTAACGGACATTCACCACTCTTGCGGGAAAAGCGGACCCGCTTCAACACGATTGGAGGCCATACGCAAGATTTGCTTGTCCGTATACGCAAGTTGTGCGTATATGCTCCTATGACCGATCCTTCTTCCATCGCAGCGTCGCTCTACTCCCGCCAGCAAGTGGCTCGGCTTACCGGGATCGACGACTCGACCCTCAATTATTGGATGCGAGAAGGCGTGCTCCTGCCCGCCGAGGGAGGGTCCGGCCGCGGGCAGCATCGCCGCTTTGCCTATCACCAAGTCAACCTCGCCCTGTTGCTAGATCAGCTACGCGGTTTTGGGGTGTCCTTGCCGGCGATCAAGCGCTTGGCGCAACGCTTCCACGAAGCTGTCCGGTTCTTCGACGGCCTCGGGATTACGCGGGCTAATAGCGAACCGATCACTGACGTCCTCGACCTCCGCCGCCAGCTTGCTCGCGACGGCGCGATCATTCGCCATGTCGAGGAGGAGAACGTCCAACGCGCGAACGCCGCCTTCCCGTGGTTCGAGTCGAAGGTACTACGCCGCAAATACAAGCATCTGAGCTTCGAGTTCGAGATGAGCCTAGAAGAGGCCATCGATTATACGCGCAACATTCACGCGGTTTATGGACGAGCAGATGATAAAGATCGGATTACCGACCAGGTAGTCGCGCTTGCTTGTAGCATTGATTTAGATGCATACTCGGATGCCAATCGGTATTGGTCTAATATTACCTACATTGACGAAACAGCGCCTGAAAACACTGTTGGTAGCTACTACTCGCCACTTATCGTCTATCGAAATGCAGAAGGGGAGTGGGAAGTAACTGCCGGCGATCCGTCGTCAGACATGCGTAGCTACGTCGGCGTCTACTTGGAGCGGTTGACCGCAGAAGCGTGGGCAAAGCTATGAGCCCGCCTGGCGAACAAATCATGTCGCAAACGGGAACGGACCATACCCACAAGGCCGTACTCGCTGATGACCTTCTGGCTGGTGCGGGTGCCGCGGCTGCATATCTTGGGATAGGCCGCAGTGCGGTCTACCACCTGACCGAAGGCGGCCATTTGCCAGTCATCCGCAAGGGCAAGCGGCTGTTCTATCGCAAGAGCGAGCTCGACCGTGCTTTCTCCACGGGTGCGGCATGACCGATCCTCGCACCATCGCCATGGAGAGCGAGCCGATGCCCTTGGGTCACGGACACGCTGTAGTTTTTCGGCTCGTTGACGGGCAGCTTGAAACGCAATGGGAACCGCGGATCCCGCATGGACCGTCGGCGACTAAGCTGCTGCCCGCATACAGGCGGGCGCGGGAAGAATTTGTACGCCGCGTCGCCCTGAACACGGGCCTCAACATGATGGTGATTGAGCCATGAGCCTCGTCACCAAAGCATCGCCCGGTGACTTCATGGGGCTGTTCGGGGGGCAGGCTGATGCACTGCCGCCCGATTGGAACACGCGGGGGGCGTGGCTTGAGCGCGCGGAGGACATCGCTGCCTTCCTGTCGGCGTTCGAGGGTTCGCTGCCCGATACCGAGGCCTTCCTGACGCTACTGCGCGTCGGCGGTCTGCTGGTGGCGATGGCTGAGGGGAAGCGCTGATGGCCCGCCTCGACAGCGCCGATCTGGCGCGCATCGTCACCAGCATCCGCGATCGCTATCCCCTCTCGGGTGTGGCGTCGAAGGCTGGCGTAAAGCTCCATCGCGCGGGCAACGAGCTGAAAGGCTGCTGCCCCTTCCATGCTGACAACACGCCGTCCTTCATGATCTACGCTGACGATCGCCGGGCACATTGCTTCGGCTGCGCCTGGTCTGGCGACGTGCTCGACTTCGTACAGCAAGCCTATGGCGTGAAGCTCCGCGGCGCGATCGAGATGCTCGACGGTGGCGCGCTTCGCCAGGTCGAACAGCAGCGTGCGCCCGCCAAGCCAAAGGCTGACCTGCGCCCGGTTGCGCAGCGGATCGTCAATGAATCCATGCCGATCAAGGGGACGCCTGCGGAGGCCTACCTGCGGTCCCGCGGGATCACAATGGACCTGCCGCTGACGCTGCGGTTCGCCCGGCTTGCGCCGCCTCAGATCGAGGGCAATGGGCTGCTGGCGGCTAACGGCTCTGCCCCCCTCCCCGCGTTGGTCGCGATCGTCACCGATCCCGCAGGCGAATTGCTTGGGCTTCAACGGACCTACCTGACGGAAGACGGTCGCAAGGCTGCCACTCGGCCGACAGAGACGGACCGCAAGCCGAAGGTCAAATATAGTCTTGGCCACGTTGCCGGCGGATCGATCCAGTTGGGGCCGCCTGCCCCCAGCATGCTGGTCACAGAAGGGTTGGAGGACGGGCTGACGCTGGCGCAGATGCTGGGACGATCAGTCTGGGTCGCGGCTGGCACGTCCATGCTGCCGCAGATGGCCTTCCCCAACGTGACGCGTGCAGTTGTGATTGGAGCGGACGGCGATGCAGCTGGCGAGGCGGCAGCGCAGAAGGCGCAGGCAGTATTTATCGCCGGCGGTTTTCATGCTCGGATCACCCGCCCCCGCTCGCCGCACAAAGACTTCAACGCTCAGCTTATGGAGGCGATCAATGGGTAACGTTCTGCGCCCCGCCGCCTGGGCGGATAGGGAAGCCGCGGAGTTGCTCGAAACACTCCGGGAGCACAGCACGGCCATTTGGGACCAGCACCCAAAGAACCCTTATCGCGATCGATTTACCGAGATCCGCACGCGCAGGAAGGGCAATCCCGATGCGGCATGACATAAGCGACGACATCGATATGCCGCCGATCCCGCCAATCGAGGTCTATGCCGCCCACCGCAGCCCGAGCAGCCAGCGCCAGCAGGCAGGCAGCGATCAGGATAACCCTGCCTGGGAGCTACCAATTGTCGACACGGCATTGTGGATCAACAGTATCCCCCCTGCCCGCCGGTGGATCGTGCAGGGTTGGCTTGCCCGGTCGACGGGCGGCGCTCTTTTTGGCGAGGACGGCATCGGCAAGTCGCTGCTAGCTCAACAGCTCGCGACATGCGTGGCCGCTAACAAACCCTTCCTTGGTCTGGACGTCACGCAGGCCGCCGCGATCTACATGACATGCGAGGATGACGAGCTTTCGTTGTGGCAGCGCCAGCGCGCGATCAACACGGCCCTTGGCCTGCCGATCGACTGTTGCCCGCCTATGCTTTCCACCGTCGTCGGGCATATTGCCGCGCAGCTTGGCGACTTTGACGAGACTGGCACCTTTCAGCCAGGACCCATGTTCCACGCCATCGCAGCGCGGGCGCATAGCATCAAAGCGGGGCTGATAGTCCTCGACAACATCGCGCACCTGTTCCCCGGCAACGAGATCGTCCGGCGGCAGGTTGTCGGGTTCCTGTCCGCGGTCGATGCACTGGCGCAGGAATGCGACGCCTCTGTCCTGTTGCTCGGCCACCCGGCGAAGGCGATCGGGTCCGAATACTCAGGCAATGCCGGCTGGTCGGCGCACGTCCGCCAGCGCTGGTTTCTGGATTGGGGCGACAAGGAGCTGGGCGACAGTGACGCTCGCGTGTTGCGCAAGTCTAAGGCCAATCTCAGCAAGAAGGGCGAAGAGGTCGCGTTCCGCTGGCGCGATTGGGCGTTCATCCGCGACGAGGATCTGGGCGACGACGTGGCCCGCCAGTATGCGGAGATTGCCAAGCACAACCACGACAACGAGGTCTTCATGACGTGCCTGCGCGAACGCAACAGGCAGGGGCGCCCGGTGTCTGAGGCCAAAGCCAGCCGCACCTATGCGCCGAAGGAGTTCGCCCTGATGCCGGAAGCCAAGGGCCTGCCCGCTCCCCGGCTGGAGGCTGCTATGGATCGCCTGTTCCGCGTCGGTGAGATCGAGCGCGGGTTCCTGTTCCGCATGGACGGCAAGGACAAGAGCGGGCTTCGCGAGACGTCCGCTGACATGGAGGAATAGTGCCGCTTGTGGCGGTTTCGGTATCGCGATAACCCTGCACGATGAAAGCTCTTTCGGTCGCTGCTTTTCTTCTCCTCGCCGCGTGCGGAAGCAACGTGCACGACGAGATCGTCGCCCCTGACGCCACCGGGCAAGCGATGCAGCGGGCCAAGCTTTCACCCTCAGAACAGCCGGGCTTTGACCGATTTGTAGAGATCGGCAAAGGAGCTTACGGCCTCAGCACGCAGGTCCCTGAAGATGTTACCAGCGCGATCAACGTAGGCAATTCTCTCCTGTCCTCCGACAAAACTGGCGAAACCACTCGTCCAAGTGTCCGAGCGGCGGCACGGGCATCGCAGGATGCACAATACCAGCTCCTTGCGAACACCGCGAAGCGTCAATGCGTTGGCATTGAGGGCACACTGAGGACGGCCTGCCTTGCCGATGTGAAGGCCACGTTGTCCGAAGCGCATGTCCCGGTTGAGTATTGGCCCAACTGACGATCAGGCCTGTTCCGGTCGCGGCGCAGGGGGATGCGCCGACCTTTCCGACGACCCGCTGACCTACCCGCTGACGTGCCGCGCACACCCTCCGCTGACGTCCGCTGACCTTAGACGCCGACCCCCGCCGACCTACCCGCGCGCACACCTATCATAGATAGGGCGATGCGTCCCCATAGGGGGACTCGCCCGATCCATGACTGACAGACCGCACGGAAAGCGGGTGGATGGGAGATTGAGGGGAAATCGCTTTCGGACGGTCGGGACGCCTCGCGCGCGCGAGCAGATGGGGAGTCACCGTGATTCAACGGGGATGAGTTTCCGCACACATTGTCAGCATCTCGCAAGGAGCAGCCGACATGACCCCCGACCAGATGACGACCAAGGAACGTTCGCAGGCCAACCGGCGCCATCGCCTCTCATCTTGCCAGCCCCTACAATTCCACGTAACGAGCGTTAGGCCAGTTTGTAGGGACGGCGAGCATGACCAAGGCAATCGCATATTACCGGGTGTCGACCGCTAAGCAGGGCGCATCCGGCCTTGGCCTCGACGCTCAGCGATCGGCGGTTGAGGCGCTATGCGCAGCCCGCGGTTGGGAGATCGTCGCCCCGCCGTTCACCGAGATCGAGAGTGGCAAGCGGAACGATCGCCCCGCCCTCGCGCAGGCCATTTCCCGCGCTCAGTTGACGGGTGCCCGGCTGGTGATCGCCAAGCTCGACCGCCTCAGCCGCAACGCTGCGTTCCTCCTGACGCTGAGGGATAGCGGCGTTGACTTCGTGGCGGCGGATATGCCGGACGCTAACGCCCTGACTGTGGGGATCATGGCCCTTGTCGCTCAACAGGAGCGCGAGGCCATATCGCAGCGGACGCGGGAGGCCCTAGCAGCGGCGAAGGCGCGCGGGCAGCGGCTGGGGAACCCGAATGGCGCTGCCGCGCTGCGGCGGGCGGGCAAGGGCACCAGCGCGGCGAATGAGGCGGCAGGGCGCAACGCCGACCAGCATGCGGAACGGCTGCGGCCGGTGATCGCAGACCTCAACGCCAAGGGCGTCACCTCGCTAGGCGGACTGGCGGCAGCATTGAACGAGGCCGGCATGCGCACTCCCCGCGCTGGCCGCTGGCATGCGTCGTCCGTCCGCAATCTGATAGCCCGCCTCGCCAGCTGACGGGCCTTTGCAGCGCACGCCTGCCGCGATAGGCTGGCCTATGGTCGCTATCGTCATCGCCGTCGTCTGCCTGTTCATGTCGTTTGCGATCCGCTCAAACCTGCGGAAGCAAGGCGTTGAGCCGCTGAGCCGCGGCCAGCTGCGATACATGCGCAGGAAGGCCCGCAAGCAGGGCGTGTCGATGGATCAGGTCAACTATCGGCCTCGCCGCCGCAAGTAACCTGACGGCGGTAAGATGCTGTCGGCGGGACGCTTACCCGTCTCAATATGGCTAGAGGCAGCGTCACCGTCCGCACCGACAAGGCTCGCGAGACATTCCTATTGGCGTTGACGAACGCGGGCAACGTGACCGCTGCGTGCAGGGCCGCCGGCATCGGTAAGCAAACCGCCTATCAATGGCGGCAGGACGAGCCCGCCTTTGCGGATGCGTGGGCTGACGCATTGGAAGAAGCCGTGGACGGCTTGGAGAAGGAGGCATGGCGTCGCGCAGTTGACGGCGTGGACAAGCCGATCGTCTATCAAGGCGTCGTGACTGGCACCTATCGGGAATACTCCGATCGCATGCTGGAAATACTGTTGAAGGCCCACCGACCCGACAAATTCATCGAGCGCACCCGGAGCGAAAACCTGCATGCCGTCGCCATCACGATCCAAGGCCCCGCAGCCGACCTTTGAGCCTACGCCGAAGCAAGCGGATCTGATCGCCGCGGCCACCAGTCCGGCGCGGCATATCCTCGCCTACGGCGGTTCCCGATCGGGCAAGACAATGGGCTTCTGCTACTGTGTCGCCAGTCGCGGCATGATGGCCCCGAATAGCCGGCACCTGATCGCCCGCCTCCACAACATCGACGTCCGGCAATCCGTGATGCTCGACACCTGGCCTAAGATGATGGGCCTCGCCTATCCCGGTGTTCGGTGCGAGATCAACAAGACCGATCAGTACGCGATCCTACCGAACGGGTCCGAAGTCTGGTTTAGCGGCCTCGATGACAAGGAGCGGGTCGACAAGATCCTCGGCAAAGAGTTTGCGACCATCTACGTCAACGAGGCGTCGCAGGTGTCTTATGAGACGATACCGATCCTGCGGACCCGATTGGCGCAGGCCTGCCGCAAGTCGGACGACCGGCCGCTTGCTCTGAAGGCCTACTACGACCTCAATCCTAGCGGCAAAGGCCATTGGACCTATCGCGAGTTCGTGGAGGGCGTGCGGCCTGAGAACGGCATGCCGATCGAGCCGGACAGCCGCGCCCATGTCGTCCTCAACCCGGTCGACAACCCCCACCTGCCAGCCGAATACCATGCGGAGCTAGACGGCCTGCCCGACCGCCAGCGCCAGCGGTTCCGTGACGGCAAGTATCTGTCGGAGGTGCCCGGCGCGCTCTGGTCAATGTCCGACCGCAAGGCCGACGACGGGAAGGATATGCCCGGTATTGAGTCCCTACGGGTGCAGCACGCGCCCACCGCGCTACAGCGCATCGTCATCGGCGTTGACCCCTCGGGGTCGAACGGCACGACGGGCGATATTCAGGGCATCGTGGTGGCCGGCGTAGATCATACAGGGCATGCCTACGTGCTGGCGGATTGCTCCTGTCGCTTGTCCCCGGACGGTTGGGCGCGCGTGGTCGCCAATGCCGCGGAGCAGTACGGCGCTGACCGCGTGGTGGCCGAACGCAACTTTGGCGGCGAGATGGTCGCGGCAGTGCTGAAATCGGCCGCCCCTAACATGCCCGTCAAGCTGGTGACGGCATCGCGCGGCAAGGTTGTGCGAGCCGAGCCGATCGCCGCTCTGTACGAACAAGGCAAGGTGCATCACGTCGGCACGTTTTCCGATCTGGAAGACCAGCTAACGATGACAACGACGTCGGGCTTTCAGGGCGGCGGCTCCCCCGACCGGATGGACGCGCTCGTCTGGTGCCTCACTGAGCTGATGGGTGACGCTCCGAAGAAGTACGACATGCGCCACCTGATCGCGGATGAGGAAGAGACAGCCTATTTTCACAAATACGGGGAATGGCCGGAAGGCCCCTTAGGCGGCAGCTTACGCGGCAATTATGGCCCGGCTCATTATGGTTTTGGCCATAATGGATAGGCCCGCCCTCCCGGCCGGTATCCACACTGACGACCGCGACCGTCTAATCCGCGTCAAGATGTACGTCAGCGATGACGTGTCGCCCGTGCCGACCGCTTTTGAGGGCACCTGCTGGGACGCGAACGACATCCTGCTGGCCTACATGAACCTCTACGCTGGCGAGCTGGGCGCGATCGATGCCGGCGGCGCGGAATGGGAGGGCGTATGGGGATCGCCGGATTGCTTCGCCTTCATTCAATCTCTGATCGCTGAGGACGTCGACGCATGGCTTTGATGCAGTATGACGGGGCGCTGCCCCCCTTTCCCGTTGGCGAGGTCGAGCGCGTCGCCGCTTCCTATCCGCCTGAAGCGGCTGGCGTGCCGCGGTGGGAGCGGGAGCGGTATTTTACCGCAACGCAGCTGGCGGCATGGGAGCAACGGTTCGCGCGGCATGACTGAACCGCCCTCGCCTATCGTGTTGCCGTTTCGCCGCAGGCCGATGCCGGCCGCTGCGGTTCGCTTGGTGGTGGTGAGCCATCGGCCAGCTGCCAATGACGATCGCCGCACGGACGGGCTGGTCGACACGATCACGATCTAGCGCGCCGTCTGGCGGCGGTAATCCGTGGCAAACGGCCACTCTAGCCGGGTGGGCCATGTCAGCCCGCCGCCAGCGCTCGCCCGACACCGGCCTAGTCCGGCCATATCGATCTAAGCCGGCCGACTTTCGCCAGCGCTATCTAGAGATGGGCTGGGATCGCGCGATCGAGGAACACTATCGAACCAATTGGCGCTGCATCCGCCGTTGGATTATCGAGGAAGGCAAAGAGGAACTGCGCGTCGCGCGATCGGCGATCGTTGCGGCAAAGCAGCGCGCTTCCCGCCAAATACGGCAATGCGAGGCGAGCGCATGACGTGGGATTATCGCATCATCGATTTTGGCGATCACGTAGCGTTGCATGAGGTGCACTATGCTGCTGACGGTAGCCCATCGGCGTATGCTGAGAGCCCTGCGGCATTCGTGGCCGACGTCGGCCATGCGCATGAGATCGGCAGGGCGCTGGCGGCGGCTTTGTCCGATGCGAAAAGCAGGCCCGTCCTGTCACTGAGCGACTTCGCGTAACGGCGGTAACTTTCGCGATGTATACCGCCGACATCAACGTCTCGCCCATGGGTCAGACGGAGATCAACCATGCTCGATAGTCTCGGAAATCGCTTCCTGCCCGGTGTTCTGGATAACGCGGGGGCGCCTTCAGTAATTACCCGCAGCGCAGACGCGGGCGGCATTCAATTCGGCCGCGCGGTCTTTTCGGTCGAGGACCGATCCGTGTCACAGATACGACAGCCCGACCGCAAATTTCTGGGCGTCTCCATGACCAACATGGCGCCACCACTTGATTGGGCCGCTTGGCCGCCGTTCGCAATGTATGCGCCGTATGACAACGTGGATGTCCTCACCAGCGGCACGATCTGCGTTGTCTCCGCGACCACAGCGAAGGCAAACGATCAAGTCTATATCACGTCCTCCGCCGCCTTTTCGGCTGTTGCGGCAGGGAATACCGCCATCAACGCCCGGTATCTTCACGACGGCGGGCAAGGCGACATCGTGCGCATCGTTCTGGGCTGACGGCGGTAACTTCTGCGATGCTCGCGCCTAGCGTGGCCTTGCTGGCGCTTCATATGACCCGCCGGCGCGACGGAGGTTCACAATGACACAGACGTATCGGCGCATTGCAGACGGCATGATGGTCGACGGATCGGAAGCGCTGGACGAGCGCGGCGCTATCCGCTCCGGCTATGGGGCAAGGTTCGTGCAGCCGGGTGATTACATCGGCTTTGACATGGCCTTTCTGGATCACGCTCCGGTGGGACGCATGATGTTCCGGGATGCAGATCCGGCACGCCCGACCGTGCCCCCATCCCTTCCCGGCGCTCGCGAGCTTCGCGATGCAATCCGCGCCAACCGGCATAACGCCGACGCTTTGCCGCAAGCAACCGCGGCACCGGCGGCCTCGCTGACGCGAGACACGGTGGCGCTCGACGCCGCTGCCGTGCGCGACCTCATCCGCGCCAACCGCAACCGCTGAGGGGACCCGACATGGCAAAGCCAATGCCGGAGCGGATAAAGGCCGCTCTGTCCGACAACGCGCGCGCGAGCGACGTCGCTGCCCTGATCGCTGACCTGACGGAGGATTTGCGGACCGCTGAGTGCGACCGCTTCGCCCACCACGCCCGCGCGATCGATGTTCGATCGGATGACGCGACCGCCGATGCAGCAGCTGAGGCTGAGACAAAAGCCGCGCGCCGCATCACCCGGCTTAGCGGACAGGTCGAGCAGCTGGAGGCCCGGCTCGCTGAAATCAGGGACGCAGACACGCGGCGCGCAAGGGAAGCGGCCTATGCCGCGTTTCAGGCAAAACGAGCGCAGCTTGCGGAAGAGCTTCGCACCGAGTGGCCGCTGCTGGAAGCCCGCATGGTCAGCCTGCTGTGGCGGCTGGTGGAGCTCGACGGCAAGTTCACCGGCGCGACCGACAGCGCTGAGTCACTGGCCCGCGGATGCGCCGCCAGTTTCTGGCAAAACGGGATTGCCATCCCGCGCATTACGTCGGCACGGCTCCCCAACTTCCTCGATTGCGCGCCTTCCGCGGCCTTGTCCTGGCCACCTCAGCGGCAGGTGCTGGATCGCTGCATCGCTGATCCTGCTGAAGCGGCGCGCATGGTCGAGGCAGCGGCTGAGCGGGTCCGATCGCTGGCGCCGACCGATGCCATCTAATTCCGAGATGCCGGGGTTTCTCCTGTCCCCCGGCGCCGCGCGCCGCGTGGAGGTTTCTAGCGGACCCTTCGCGCGGCGCGGCGGCACCCTCCCCCAGATCGTCGGCGAGGTGAGCCGCCGGCGGCTGCGGTCCGTCCCTTGGGTTTGGCTTCTCCGGGGACGGGCCGTGGCAACCTATTCGACGGGGGATGGCCAATGAACCGCGACATCATCGTCCGCATCGGCACGCCCTCAGTGGCGAGATTCTGGACGGGGGCTGGCAACCTCCGCGTCTCGGCCGATGACGTGGAGACTGACGACGGCGCGCTCTATTACGGCGGCGGCCGGTTGCTCGCCGACCTCGCCGAATTGGAGGTTGAGCAGCTAATGAACGGTCGCGCGTCTCGCGTTGACCTTGTTGTTTCCGGTGCCAGCGCCGCAACAGCACGCGACGCCAAGGATGAGTTCGTGGCCGGTTCTACCGTCGATATCGGCGTCGTTGAGTTTGACCAGCTCTGGCAGTTGCGCAGCGTGACGTGGGAAGCCCGGTATCGCGCCGACACCCTTTCTATCGAGCGCCAACAAGGGCAGCGCATCATCTCTCTATCGATGGGGTCGGACGACACCGGGCGCTCGCGATCAGCGAACGCATACTGGACGCCCGCCGATCAGGCCCGCCGGTCGCCGGACGATCGTGGCTTTGAGCGGGTGCCGGGTATCAACGCGGGCACCATCCGTAACTTTGGCCCGAACGGGTGAAGGATCAGATCATGAATTTGGACACTCACATCACATTGCCGTTCGGCGGCGGCAAGTTTCGCTTTCACCTGACGGAATGGGAGCTTTTCGACCTCGAAACCGGCAACATGCGCGACCCTATGCGGAGGCGTGCGCCTATCCGCGTAGGGGAAGCCTACGCCCGGCTTCTGGCCGGCAGGTTCGAGATTGACGGCGAGGACGTCGGCTTGCCCGGCCGTGCCGCGTATTCCGTGCTGGAGATGAACGCGATTATCGAGGCCGCATTGCGCGGCGGCGAGGGCGGCGTGACCGACGCGGGGGAAGAGATCAACTGGAAGGAATACAGCATCGACTCGTGGATGAAGGAATACGTCCACCCGATGCCCCTTGCTGAGCGCTGGAACCTCGCGGTCGCCGTGCTTGGCGCGCGGATCGAGGGCAGGAAGTCGGACGATGCAGAAGCGTAGGCGGTTCGCCGGCCTGAAGGAGTCGATCGTTCGCGAAGTCGAACAGCGCATGTTCGCAGCTGGCGAGGTGATCGCCGTTGCCGCGCAGATCAGCATTACGGAAGGTTCGGTTAGCGGGTCTAAGCACGTCGCCAGTCGCGCGGGCGAGGCTCCGAACAACGACAGTGGCACGCTGGCAAACAGCATTCAGGTTATCCAGACCGGACGCCTGAAGGTGCAGATCATCGCAGACGCAGCGCACGCCGTGCCGCTAGAGTTCGGCACGTCACGCATGAGCCCGCGTCCGTTCATGGCTCCAGCCGCGGCGAAAAGCCGGCCTGAGGTCAATAGGATACTTTCGAGCGCCGCCCGCGCCGGTGTCCGTAAATTCATCAGGAGATAGCGCATGTCCGTGTTCACTGCCGATGAGGTCGCCGTTGACTTGCTCGCACGGTACGACAAGCTGGAGCGGCAACTGGCCAAGGCCGATAGCGTCGTTGATCGCCGCCTCGGCGGAATGGAAGGACGCGCCTCGCAGTTCGCCGGCCGCTTCTCCGCCGCCCTTGGCGCCGTCAGCGTGGCCGCGCTGGCGAAGGAATTCCTAAAGCTTAGCGACACGGCGAAACAGATCGACGCGCAGTTGAGGCTTGCGACATCTGGGTTCGGGTCATTTGCACAAGCTCAAGTCGACGTGCAGCGCCTGACGGCAGCAACGCGGGGTGAGCTTAGCTCAACTGCCAGCCTGTACGGCAACTTCGTCCGCGCCTCTCAGGAGTCGGGCCGATCGCAGGAAGAGGCCGCACGCGCGACAGAAACATTCGCCAAGGCGCTGAAGATCGGCGGGGCCGACGCCAACGCTGCGGCATCTGCCACGCTGCAATTCAGCCAGGCGCTGGCGTCCGGCGTCCTGCGTGGCGACGAGTTCAACAGCATAATGGAGGCCAGCCCACGGATTGCGAGACTATTGGCTGACGCGCTGGGCGTTCCGATCGGCCAGCTGCGCAAGATGGCTGAGGCTGGCCAGATCACGCGTGACGTCCTGTTCAAGGCCTTGACCGGCACGAAGTTCACGGCGGGCATCGACGAAGAGTTCAAGACGCTACCCGTCACCTTCGCCGACGCGATGCAGCAAGTCGAAAATTCCGCAGTCTTGACGTTCGGCGCGTTTGATCGAGGCGGGCAATTCTCGACCGCCCTCGCCACCTTTGTGTCAGATGGGTCGGACGGGTTCAAAGGGCTGGCGACTGATGCCGAACAACTCGGCGTCGACATCCGCGCCACTCTCGCCGGCCTCTACGACGCCTTCAATCCACTACTGGAAGGCGCGCGGTCGGTGTTCGCCATATTGGGCGCGGACTCGCGATCGATCGTAGAACAGGTGCGCGCCGACATTTCGTTCATTCTTGGCGCGATCGATCGCTTCAGCAATCTCGGCAATGGGGTAGAAAATTCCATTCGCGGCGCGCTCGGGCTGGGCGCAGGGGCGCCCGCGTCCAATCTTCAGGGCCGTTTCAATAACGGGTTCAACACCAGCCAACAGGCGGGGCAGCAGGCCGCATTCCGCCGGGCCTTCGGTGCGGAGGGCGCGTTTAACCTCAACAAACCGGGTGGGGCTCGCGTCCTTACTGCGCAGGCTCCACGGGTTAGTCCCTCGTCGGCAGCAAGCGACAAGCCGAAAGGCAAGGGCCGTGGCACCTCGGCAGCGACGGCGGAAAGGGCGGCGGAAGCGCAGCGGATGCGCGAGCTGCGCAATGATGAGTCGTTCGAGAACGAGAAGGCAGGCCTTCAGCAGGATCTATTGCGCGCCCGGCGGTCCATGGCGATTTCCGCTGACGCCGTTGCGCAATACGAATTGCAGGAGATTGAGGCGGCCCGCGTTCGTCAGAACGACAGCTACCAGCGGGATGTCGCCGGCAAGAAGCTGACACAGGTTCGTGCGGCTGAGCTGGTGGCGTTGAACGATCAACTTGCTGCGCAGAAGCGGCAGGCGGTTGAGGTCGAGCAGCAAGAGCGCGCTCGCGCCGCAAGGACGGCTATCACGCAAGGCGATCTTACCAACGCGCGGGATATCGCATCCGCGGAGGCCGACCTTGCCCTGACGGCGCGGGATCGCCGCGCTGCCGCGCTTCGGGTGCTGGATCTTGAGTACCAGATCGAGCGCAGCCGATTGGATGCGCTGGTGGCCTCTGAGCAAAGCACGGACGCTGAGAAAGAGGTTGCGCGGCGACGGCTGGCAGTCCTGCCGACATTGCAGGAAAATGACCGGAGCCGCGTTGAGCAGCAAAAAGCCGGCCCCCTTGGCGACTATCGCAACCGGCTTCGCTCGGAGGCTGGGGACGTCAATGCGGCCTTGGAGCAGGTGGCAGTCAGCGGGCTAGGATCGCTTGAGGACGGACTGGCGGGTGTGCTGGCTGGCACCGGCAGCCTCAGCGACGGCTTCAAACGCATGGCGACGAGTATCATCGCTGACCTTGCCCGCGTTTCCGTCCAGCGAGGGCTGTTGTCGTTGCTTGGCAACTTCCTCCCCGGCGGTGGCGGCCGTGCCAGCCCGTTCGGCGACACAGGCTATCAATTCAAGTCACCCGGTTTCGGCGATTTCTCGGCTGACTATAGCGGCTTGCCAAAGCTGGCCGGCGGCGGGACGATCCGGGCGGGCGGCATCGGTGGCGTCGATCGGAACGTGCTGAGCGTCAACGGCACCCCGCGGGCAATGATCGGGGCGCACGAGACGTTGAGCGTAGCTAACCCGAATCTACGCATCAGCCCTGACATGGTGGCGGCACGAGGAAGGCCGACGCAGATCGTCGTTCAACAGACGGTGCAGGTCGACGCTCGTAACTCGGTCAATCCGGCGGGGTTCGAGCAGCGCATCCTTCAGCAGGCGAACGGATTTGCCGTCCAGGTGGGCCGCGAGACGGCCAAGCAGACGCTGAAGGCCGTCCCCGCATCGCTCGCCCGCTATGATACGCTTTCGAGCTAGCTAGCGCTTCCATTCCTTCAACACGGCGCCGGTGGATCGACGGACATAGGCAACCCGATCGACTACCGCGCCGGCGTAGCATAGGGTGAAGAACACCTCTAGCGGATGGCTTATCGTTGGATCGCTGATCCGGGTTTGGCATGCCGCGGCCTTGCCTCCGGGCAGGTTGGCCAGCTTGCCTTCCACTACGATGTCGGTGTCGAGCGCGAGGGCCTTGGCCTCGGGGCCGTCAAGAGTGATCCGGTGCCAGTAGTCGTGCGGAGCTACGTAGGTGATGCCGGCATATCGTGAGGTCGGCACGCCGGCCGGCCCCTCGATGAGCGCCACTCCCTGATACAGCAGGCGTTCCGTGCGCACGTTTGCCGCAGCTCCAAAGCCATTCTGTCCCCTGTAGCTGGAGGCGGCGAGCAGCTTAGGCTTGCGGAGCAGCATAGGCAGCCGGTCGCCCTTTGTTTCCTCGCTCGACAGGCTCAGCGTCAGAGCGCCATCGGCATAGCTATAGTAGGCACTACCTATTCGAGCGCCGACTAGATCGCCGTTGCCAAGCGGGATCGCTAGGCGGAACGGTTCGCCCGGCGCTGGCCGTACCGTCGTCGCCGCGAACTTGTCCGTCAGCTGCACTTCATAGTCGCGATAGGCCGCGCTGGTGATCCGGTCGACTGGCGAGACGGGTGCCGATACCGCGGCGGCAGCCGCAAGGGCAATTAGCTTCACGAACCCCGCTCCCGATCTAGGCGCTCAATCTCAACGTGTATGGTGGAACATAGCTCATCGATGCGTCGCGTTTGGAGCGCCAATATCTCCGCATTGCCGGTTTCGGTCGCCAGCGGCTTGAGCATGCTCTTGTGCAGGAATTCCACGTCGGCCTTCGCGAGCAAGCCTCGCCCCGCCATAGCCCCCGCTAAAGCAATGATACCGTTCATGGCAGATATGCCCATCGAAAGCGCGGCTTGCGTCGCTTCGGCGTTAGTGGATTCAAATTGCTCTTGCACGTCACGTTCCCCTCGCATCGGAGGGCCAGAGCCTATCGCGTCGCCCAGATGCGCGAAAGCCTCCCCTTTGACGAGGTGGAGGCTTGCGCAACGAATTGGTTAAGTGCATCTAGGTCGGGAGTGTAGAAGCTCGGACCGAGATAGGCAGCTTTCCCTTTGGCGAGGGATAAGCGCCGAAACAGACAGCGTGGATTGGCGTCCGCGGCTGACCGGACCCTTATGTCCGGGAGTTGGGCGCCATGCAATAGCCTTCGGGTAAAAGCGCTCTACCGGTCTCTCGGCCGGCTTCTACCCTCCCGGCACCGGTCCGACACCGGGAATGGCTGTAGAAGGCCGAACCGAGAGTAAGCCATGTATCATTTTAGGAGCAATCCGCCTTGCCGCCAGGTGAAGCCTGCGCCGGCATTCGTTCCGACGTTCTTTTCGCTGCCATCGATCGGTGAACCTATCGCGCCCGCGCCGGTCTACGCACCGAGAGAGCCCAAGGTCCGGCTGACTAACACGCAGCTTCTGGACGGCCTTGCGCGCTATCTCGCCACCCGCCCTGCATTGGATGAGGGGATGCTGGGTCGCCTATTCGCGAAGAATACCGGGCTGCTGCCCGAGATGCGCGCTGGGCTGGTACTGCCCAATGCGACCGCCGAACGGATGGCCTCGTTCATCGCGCGGGAGGTGAGCAATGCTTGACCTCCGCATCATTGCATCGGGCCGGACCATGCCCGTGTTCGACCTGCCAGCGGCGCTAGGGCGTCGTGGCGCGGCAAAGGAGCTGGGCGCGCAGATCGACGCCCTGATCGCCTTCTACGACGATCTGGCGGGCGATTGTGACCTAGAGGACGGCCATGACGCGGAAAGCGACGACGCCGACGCAGAAGAGGCCAGCGTGCCCGAATGGCACACTCTCGACCGCAAGGACCAGCGGGCCGGCCGCAGCATCGGGCGACCGATTGGCGGCGCTTATCCCGGCGAGGATATTGAACAGGACGACGCGGCGGAAGATGACGATCCCGATAGCTGTGAAGCTGGCGATGACAGCATCACCGCAGGCGTAGCGCCACAGTACCGCGCGATGGCAGTCTTGGCAGGTTGGAAACCCCGGCCGGGCAGCGACGACGACGCAGAGCCTAAATGGTGCGGTCGGTTCGCCCATGATGTGCTGGACGGCACCTTTGCGGCGAATGACGCATGACGCCGGGTGAGCGCGGCTTGGTGAGCAAGTTCGGCTCGGACGCGGCGGAGATCGCGACGTTGTGCCACTACCTCTCTGCCGCCTTGTCGATCGATCCGGATATGGCCCTGCCAGCGCAGGCAGTCGACGGCATCCAAACACTGTCGGCACGGCTGGCGGACAGTCTGCTGAAGCTGGGCAACCCGGGTTAA